TTCGCTGTGGACACGGCTGGGGCCGTAACGATTCGCGGCAACCTCCAGGTGCCATCGATTAGCGGATTGGCAAGCCTCTCGGTATCCGGTGCGATTTCAGCAGGTGGCCAAATCAGCGGATATAATCTGGTGGTCAATCCGGGCACGGTCAATTGCCAGGGTCTGACCACCAACAGCCAGCCGATCTACTGCGGTGCGATCAACGCGGCGGGCTACCGGATGGACATTGGAAACATCGTCGCCAGCAGCAGCGTGGCGGCAACAAGATTCGATCCGCCTGGGTCTACCGGAGCAACCTACAACGTCGCTGTCAAGGACGGGGCGGGGAATTACTGCACGATCTGGTTGAATGGAACCAACTATGGCGCTGTGCAGTTAGTCTTCAAGGGCGGGGTTTTCACAGGCATCGCGTAAAAAAAGGAGAACTATGCAAAAGGCATTCAGTCTACAACCGAACGAGGTCAATCAAGCAACGGCGCTCGACGAGGAACGCAAGAGCGTTCTCGCGCAGATCGGAGCGCTCACTCTCGATATGGAAACGGCAAGGGCCGCGCTGCCTGTGGTGGAACAGAAGCGCCGGGAATTCCTTGCTGGACTGGTGAAGCAGTATCAGGTTGGCGATTACCGTAGTGTCCGCCTGGAAAGCGGTAATCTGATCTGTGATCTCCCTGATCCGCCGCAGACGATGCCGCCGCAGCCTCTTCCGCGCGTCAATGGGATGGAAGTTCTCCCAAAGGAGTAAGGAATATGGCGTGGCTCTCGCGCAACGATTTCACGAACAGCGACAAGCTGTATTCCTCTGCGCTCAACAATCTGGCCAACGATGACCGCGCGTGGGGAGGGAACGTCAACGGCGGGGGCTACTATTTATCGAACGTCAAGTTGGACGCCCTCACTGTTGGCGGAGCCGGGGGCAGCGGGGCGATTACAACAAGCCTGCCAATCCTTGGAGCATCTACTGGCAGCACCGTAAGGGCAGTGTCACTCCAGGGTGCCACTTCAAATTTCGACGAACTGAGCACGACGATATGGAGGGTTAATAACCTGTCCAACCAGTGGGACTCCGCCGTATGGCGGATTCAACGGACGGTTGACTCCACAAACATTTGTGCCATCGACTTCGGCTATATGGCTCTTGGATTTCGAGTGTCAGGGAATTTGTATGCAACCCTTACCAGTTCAGGATGCTTTGGGATTGGAAATCCCTATCCTACATGCCTCCTCGACCTGGCCGATACGTCTGCGTCTGATACCCCCGGCAGCGCACACAAGATCAGGCACACTTGGTCAAACGTGCCCATCTTTGGTTGGCGCTTGGCTTCGCTGAACGCCGCTCTCGTCCTCGATTATCAGGGGTCGGCATGGACTACTGGTATCTGCATCAACCGCAACACTAATTGCATTGGCTTTTTTACCCAAGGTCCGGGCAAAATCAATGGCGCGTCTACGCCGCACATGGCTGCCGTCCAGGTCAGCGGAATGGTGGTTGTAGGTGGTACGACGCAAAATGGGACCGATGACGGCCTGATCCAACTAGGAGGATTTGGGTTTGTCAGCAGCAATAACTGGAGTCCGTGTACCGTGTTCGGGCGTAACTTGGCAGTCAAGTCCGTCGGTTCGGCAGATACCTACTACACGCCGCTGACGATGGGGAATGGGTACGCAGGATACACGATCAACGCAGCAGGCGATCTAGTTATGGTTGGCAGCTCGACAGCTTCATCTGCTGGTGGGACTGTAACGCCGCCCAACTTGCTAACCGTCATGAGGACTGGCCGTGTCGGTATCGGCATGGTCGGAGAGGCCAAATTGACCGTCTACGGCCTCAACCAAGGCACCGGAAGCATCAACACCTCCGGCTCACTGGATGCTGTAGTAGAACTTACAGACCTTAGCGGTTCGGCTGGCGCGGGTGGAATGATCCTATTCAGCGCGGCCAGTACCGCGTGGAAGTATGCGTGTATCAGGGGGTTTCTGAGTGCTACCGCCGGATTTCCGCAAGGCCACATTCAGTTCTGTACGCGCCGCGCGGCTGGTGACGCCACTCTAACCCAGACAATGATTCTGACGGATGTCGGAAATCTCACCGTGGTTGGTACGATTAACTGCACTGGCTATCTGCTGAACGGAGCACCGCATCTGGCCACGCTTGCGGCTGGCCGTGACGATCTTCCCCCTGCTAGCGGCCTGAATTTCTGGCTCGACGAGGCAGCGGGCCGCTTGGCCGTTCGCTACCGCAATTCCGCTGGTGTGTTGAAGACGGGCTACATCGCACTTGAATAAAGGAGTTCCCTTATGACATACGAAGAATCCGCAGCACTCATGGGTGATCCAGCATTCCGTGGCCGAGTGAAGGTGGCCGTGCTGAAATATGCCGATAGCATCATGATCGAAGCCAGTAACGTACCCGCGCACAATACGCGCGAACGCTGGGCGCTCAACGCCATGAACAACCCGGAGATGGTTGCGATGCAAATCCAGCCCCCCGTCGTGATGGATGTCCAGGTCCAAACGGATGGCGCGGCGATCAGCGACACTGCCTTGCAGGGCAGCGTCCAGGCCGTGATCGATAAGATGATGTGAGGCCGCATGCTTGATTACCGATTGCTCGCCGACTACTCCCGCGCCCAGATCGTGAAGGACCGCAACTACGTGGGTCTGCTCCTGTGGGCCTCCGCCAGGGTCGCGCTCCCGATCCCGGCGACGAGGCCCAGCGATGAATGGATCCGGCTGCGGATGATCGCGGAGCGGATCCCGCTCACGCCCGACCTGTACGCCATCCGGACGCTCGCCTACTTCATCCAGGATCCCGCCACGCAGGGAGAGGTCCAGGCGTTCCTGAAGACCGATAACGATGAGGCTACCGAAGGAGTCCTCAACGAATTGATCGCGGAAATCCTGGACGCTTTTATGGCGCGGTTCGCCCTGAATGAGATCGCCCAGCCGCAGGTAAACCAGTGGGCTATCGACCAGGGTTTTTAGATCCCGTTCTTCTTCAGCTCGCGGCGGGTACGCCGCAGTGACTTATTGAACTCCACAGCGAATTGGGGAAACGTGACTCCCAGGTAAGGCAAAAACCGCAGGACGGTGTAGAGCGTGGGGTTATGCATCCCGCGCTCCAGGCCGCTCATGTACGCCCGATCCACCCCGGATTCGAGCGCCAGCTTTTCCTGGGCCAGTCCGATCCGCCCCCGTAGCGTCCGTACCGTCATTCCGTACGCGAGCCGAATGGTCCCGATTGTCTCAGACATAACAACACCACATCTTGGACCGTTAATGTTCGTATCACCACGGTCCACATTACAGGTGAGACGCAGCCTTTAGCAAACTGGTTAACAGGGGCTTATGTCCTGCACGGAAGCGATCCCAGCCCGTCCAGCCAAGTCCATGATCCGCAAGTCTTTACCCATTAATGCAGGTAGGAAAACCCCTAGTACTCTATTGTGATTTGTAAGCGTATTTAAATCGCTTGCCAATCTACTCAAAGTCGATTGGCATTCACTATCTTATTGTAAATAAAGAATTTCGCTTGACACCGCCGCGTGAACGGGAGTATAAATTTGGAATCGAGTAAGTGGCCTTTCAGTAGTATTTTAAGCGGCTCCGAGTCACTGTGTCGTAGTGTACTCAGAGTTCGGCGGCACCCCGAGGAAGGGGGGTATTTTTATATGCCGAGAAAAAAGAGCACTCAAATTTCCAAACCTGATCGCGTGACTTTCGTGGCTACTGACATCAGCCGGAAGCGTCTTGATCAGGAATGTGAGCGGCTCAAGGGGATGGAGGGCGCGACAGTAGCAGCGGCGCGAGTCCTCAACGATCTAATTCTCCATCACCTCCCGCCCGCGCCCGACGAACACATCACTGGCGGCGAGCCTCGTAAGCGGCGGCGGCGTAAAGTCATGCTCGTCAAAACAGCCTAAGCTGCTGGTCTAGGAATCCACCCATGCAAGATCAACAGGAGACGTGTGTCCGCACGCTGCGGATCGATCCGCCGCTGTGCGATGAGTGCCACCGCGCCATCGGAGTCCAGTTCGTCGTAGGCCAGTGGTTATGCCCGATCTGTCGCCACGAGATCCTGGCGCGGGAGTCCCTAAATGTTAGATGAGAAGATTCGCGAGCCACGGATCGGCGGGAGCGAGATCGCCGCGATCTTCGGGCGCCACGACTTCCTGGATGAATTCGGGTTGTGGGCGCGGAAGAAAGGCGACCTCCCGCGCGAGGAGGACGGTCCCAACATGGGCCGGATGCGCCTGGGGAAGCACCTGGAGCAGGGGATCGTCAGCTATGCGGCCGAGCTGAACCAGTGGGAATACGAGTGGAGCGACAAGACCCACAAGAGCGAGCAATACCCTTTCATGGTAAGTACGCCCGATGCGCTCATGCCCAAGGTCCGCTGGGGAATCGACGCGAAGCTGGTGGGCTGGGACCAGCAGTGGCGCTGGGGCCGCAGCGTGAACCAGATCCCGGATCATGTGGTGATGCAAGCGTGGTGGTACATGGCTCACTTCGATTACGTGGGCTGGTACGTGGCCGCGCTGATCATGGGCGAAGACGTCCCGCGCGTCTATCCGATCCCGCGCGATCCGGAAGCCGAGCGCATTATCCTGCGCAAGGGAGAGGCGTGGTGGAAACGCTACCTCGTGGGCGATGATCGCCCGCCCATCACGGCGAGCCGGGAGAGTGATCGTTGGCTACGGCGACACCACCCCCGCCCCAAGCGCCCGGACATCGTTCGGGCCAACGCCGATCAGATTGAGATCCTGGACGAGTACGCCCAGGTGAGGCGGGACTGGGGTTACATCGACAAACGACGCCAGGATCTGGAGGCCGAGATCAAGGCGGCAATCGGGGATCGCGCGGGCCTGGAGTGGCCGGGAGGAAAGTTCACCTGGAAGCTCACCAAGGACTCCACGCGCGTGGAGTGGGAGGAGCTGGCGAAGGTACTCGTGGCGCGTCACCCAGCCGGGGAAGCGCTCCAGCGCGAGTTCACCTACGAGAAACCGGGATCGCGGCGAATCTATTTTAAGAGCAATAGAGGCGAAGAAGTGGAGATGCTATGACACCAACGACAGACGAACCGAAACAGGAAGCGCCCCAGCAGACGATGGAGGTCACCAAGGGCCGCGCCACGCTGGAGATCATCCGGATCCTGGCCGACAAGGGGAACCAGAAGGAGATCCTCCAGCAGCTCATCGACGCCGAGACAGCTCGCGATCTCTTCGACCAGGATTACCGCGCGGCCAAGATCTACGCGATGAGCGGGCAGTTCGATGACATCAAGGGGATGACCCCGGAACAGGCGATTGCGACCTGTATGTCGAAGATCCGGATTGGCCGCTCCTGGCAAATGAACGAGAGCGATAGCGTGGCGTTCATTTACTGGCTTAACGGGAAGCCCAACGTCGCCACCGAGATCCTCGCCACCAAGATCCAACAGGCCGGATTCGGCTGGGATATCGATTGGACCTGGGAGGAGCTAACCCACAAGGGTAAGCCGTGGAAGCGCTGTACGGGCTGCACCCTCTGGCTCAAGGCGTATAACCGCACCACCAACGCCTACGAGCCTGTGGTGGATCGTAATGGCGAAGCCGTTTCCGTAAGCTTCACGGAAGCCGATGCGGATCACGCCATGATCTGGGAGAAGGGCAAACAGATGCCACTCTCCGAGAAGTGGAACTTCAAATCGTGGGGCCAGGACATGTACTACTGGCGCGCGATGGGGCGGCTTCGCAAATACCACCTCACCTCGATCATGCGCGGAGCCACGCAGTACGAGCTGCGCAACGAAGTCTACATGGAGCCGACAGCGCCAGCATTGCCGGCCCCTCAAGCTGGTCCCGATGCGGAACCGGAACCCGTGGAAGAAACCCGCTCGCTCCGGGATCGGATCATCGACGCGGAGCAGGGGGATCTGCTGGAGAACAAGGAGTAGCCATGTACGACGTGGATCGCGTATCAGGTCGGCTGTTTTGGGAGCGCGTGGCCGTAGCCGCGCTCCGCTCCATGCTGGAGGACCATGGCGCCAGGGTCGATGAGGCCGTGGAGATGTCGGCGGAATGCGCCGATAAAATGCTGGACGCCTATCTCCTCCGCTTCGATGACCGGACCGCTAAAGGATTGGGAGGCGTTAGTCCAAAGCCGGAACTGGTGGAGCCATGCAGAGCGGAGTAAAGGTACGCCTACTGGCGTTATCGGATGGATCCCTGCACGAGCAGAGCTTCCAGTATGTCATCGCGTACAACCCCGATCTCCACCGGGAAGACGGGGCCTATGATGGCGGCGATCTGATAACTACATTCGACCCGGCGGCGGCGGCGCGGTTTGCGACTATCGAGGAAGCGATGGCGCTCTGGCGCGCGCAGCCGTCCTGCGGGTGTCATGCCACGCGGCCCGATGGGTGCCCGAATCGGCCGCTGACGGCTTTCAACGTGGAGATCTCGTGAGTCCCTGTCCGAGTTGCGGAGCTTTACTGCATCTTCAGATCGAGCTGGGAACGGGCGCTGTGAGCGGTGGAAACATAAATAACCACCCGCTCCGCAATACCTGGAGAGGAATGATCCGGCGATGCTACGACCCCCGGAAGCATAACTACCATCGCTACGGTGGTCGGGGAATCAAGGTATGTCAGCGATGGCTAGGAGACTTCTGGGCTTTTGCGGAAGATGTGGGACCAAGACCGAAAGGTCACACTCTGGACCGAAAAGACAACGACGGCGACTACGAGCCGGATAATGTTCGCTGGGCGACTCCGGGCGAACAGCGACGTAATACAGGCGAAGGACTAGCGGTGATAACACTGAGCGGCCGAACGCAGACGTGGGCCGAGTGGATCAGTGAAACTGGATGGTCGAAATCCACCCTTATCCGGCGCATGAGGGAGGGGTGGCCCGACGATCAAGTGATAAGCGGTTTAGGGCCGAAACCTATCAGCTTTGCGGCGGTGGCTCGGCAGCACGGGGTTCAGCCCGCCACACTGAAAGCCCGAATAAAGCGTGGACTAACGATGGAACAGGCAATCTCACATATTCCCTGGCAAAGAACAGGAGGCCAACAATGAACGCGCTACGCCCTAACTTTACCAAGATGCCTGACCGCATCAAGCTCTTGCCCATCGATCCGGAGCGCGGCTATCCGGTGCCCTGGTTCGTGAAGTGGATCGATGACAAGCCCGAGTTCCGCCTCATGGATGAGGAGAAGTGGATCGAGGCGATCAAGCGAAAACGGTGCTGGGTCTGCGGCCAGCGCCTGGGCGTGCATCTCTGCTTTGTCCTGGGTCCGATGTGCGGAGTTACCCGGACAACCAGCGAGCCGCCGTGCCACCAGGAATGCGCCCGCTGGAGCGCCCTGAACTGTCCGTTCCTGCTGATGCCGAAAATGGTACGGCGCGAGGATGAGGAGTTCCTGTCTAAGTGTCCTCAGTCGCTGGGCGGGATTGCGATCAAGCGCAACCCCGGCGTAACTCTGCTCTGGAGCACGTACAGCTTTGAGGTCTGGAGGCCGAAGGGGGCCGGGATCCTGATCACGGTGGGACCGCCGATGGAGGGCGAGTGGTACGCCGAGGGGAAGCCCGCGAGCTGGAGTGCGGTCAACGATAGCGTCGTGTCAGGCTTGCCCTATCTGGAGGAAGTCGCACGCGAAGAGGAGGGTGCGCTGGCGGCTCTATACAAGGAAGTCGAGATGCTCAAGAGCCTTTATCCAGCGCGTTAAAAAGGTATGGGACATATCACCGCAACTGTGATGAGATGGAGCTATGGTACACAACCTAAACCACTTGCGCGGGAGGCGAGGAGCTGATGTCAGACTCCTTACCCCCTCGCAAACCACCGAAGAAAGCGGACGAGTTACACCTCGTTCAAGTTACGGGTCAACAGGGTCCAGAGGGCGAAGCGCGGCTTCTGGACGGACTACTCTACTTACTCGATATCGCGCGGAAACGGGGGTATGTGGATGATGATGACACCCAACCCCAACCTCCCGATCAGCGCCCCTATCGCCCGCGTATCGCTGGAAAAGCAAGCCAAGAACGGTTACTCGCTCGAAACTCAGATCAACATCATGAGCGAGATCAACGCCAAAGAAGGGTTCGCCACGAATAGCGAATACATCCTCGTGGATGATGGCTTTGAAGGCGACGATTGGGACCGCCCCGCGATCAACAAGGGGCTGGAACTGATGCGGGCCGGGAAGATCAAGGGGCTGACCTTCATGGAGACGGATCGCTTCGCGCGAGATATGCGCGGAGGGCTGGAGTTGATCCGGAAGGTGAGCGCTCTCGGCGGATTCATCATCCTCGGCGATCTCGGTATCGTGCGGGATGAGGCTAACTTCCAGCTCATGCTCCACGTAAAGCTGGCGATCTCCCAATTCCAGAAAGCGAGCATCAAGGTCAAATCGCGGGGCGCGGTGATCACCAAGGTCAAGCGCGGCGAGATCCACACCTCACGCCCGCCATACGGCTACGATTACCTCCCAAAAGCACAGGGGTCGAAGCTGATCGTCAACAAAGAGAAAGCCAAGATCGTCCGGAAGATTTTCCAGTGGTACGACAAGGGGTGGAGCTGTCGGCGGATCGTTCGGCAACTGGTCGCGGATGGAGTTCCGGCTCCAGGTCGGCCGCGCAAGGATGGAGTTCAGCCGCGCTGGAATCCCGGCTTTATCTCGGAGATGATGAAGAACGAAAGCTACATCGGGACTTGGTTCTACAACAAGAACAAATCCATCGAGCCGGAAACCATCCGTAGCACCGGACCCCGCCACCGTAGGCGCACCTCCCACGTCTTGAAGGATCGCGCGGATTGGATCATGGTGGCTATCGAGGCGATCATCGATCAGCCTTTGTTCGAGCGCTGTCGGGCGCGAGCTTTGAGCAACCCGTACAACCTGGGTGGTCGCCCCTCAGACCGCTACATCCTCAAGGGGCTGTGCTGGTGCGGCGATTGCGGCCACCGGATGAATGGGGTGCGGCGCCGAAAGCATTACCGCGATCTCACCGCTCCGCGCAAGCCGGATGGGAGCGCTCCTTTCCGCTGCGATGGACCGTGGGAATACACCTACCGCTGCCGATTTGAAGATCGGATCACGGGCGAGACTCTGTGCCGCTGGCACTCCGTCAAGGCGGAAGCCCTGGAGTCTTTGGTGTGGGTGGAGAGCATCACGGTCCTCAGCGATGAGGCGCTCCTCCGGAGGCTCCTCGCGGAGCATGACCAAAAGAGCGCAACCAAGGCGGGGGATCGCGAGCGGATCCAGGGGCGGATCGATGAGCTGTTCCAAACCGAGATGGCTTACCGCGCGGATAGCGGACGGGTAACGGGATCCAAAGCCCAACAGACCCGCGAGCACTACCGGAAGCTGATCGAGGAGATCCAGGCGCAGCGGGAGACGCTGGAGCGGGAGCTGGCTCAGAGCGCCCCTACCGGAGCCAGGGTGGATGTGGCGATGTTGGTGGCGGCGGTTCGGCGTGTATCAAAAGATGCTACCCGTACCGAGCGCCAGGAGCTGCTCAACCGCTGGGTGTCCCGAGTGGAGTATCATGACGGCGAAGTGACGATCCACTTGCAGATCCCGCTGACCGGGAAGAGCGCGCAAAACTGTCCGGGTAATCAAGATCACCCCAACAGTTTTGCTCACCTAGTCCTTACTCGGAGGCTCGCCGCATGAGCCTCCCGGATCCCGTTTGTAATCACAGTCATACCAGCGCCATTGATTGGGATTGTGGGCGGGATCCGGAGACAGGCTACCAGGATGTCGGCTCCCTGGTAGCCTGTCGTGACTGCGGAGAGCGGTTCACCCCTGATGAGTACCAGCGTGAGCTGGACGCCCAGGAACGGGACCGCAACCCCCAGCCGGGGGATGTCTACAACTACCTTGGACACCGCCTCGCGATAGTGGATTCCGGCGGGGATGATGTCTACTACGTTTGTCGCGATGGAGCGTACACCGGACCCCTCCGGAGCGTGCAGCTCGATCTTTTCCGTGGGCAGTTGAGGATCGGCTTGCTCACGCGCGTACATGGGAGCGCGATCAAATGAGCGATGCCCCGGTTTCTCACACCTACCCCAACGATATCCCGGCTGCGGCCGCGCCACGCTGTAGACGCTGCAAGGAGCCAATCCCGCAAGGGAAGCTCGATTGCCCCGCGTGCATGTGGAAGATCTCCCACGCCCAGTTCATGGAGGTCCAGAAGCGGTACGCCGCGGGGATCCTGCGGAACCGCCTGGAGCTGACCATGGTCTACATCGCGGGCGGGAACGGTGGCGCCCGCTCGCCGCTGTGGCACCTCCAGCGCTTTGAAGATATCCGCCACGCTTACTGTAGCGCCGAATTGAAGGCGGGTAACCGCCAGGATCACCTGTACCTCCACCAGCTTCCCACGCGCGATAAGTTCTGCCCGGATTGCCGCAGGGAGCTGGAGAAACTCCTCGAAACCGTACCCGAGAAATCCAATGACGTTCCGACTGACCGAGCCGAAATTACACCTGTCCGAAGCTGACGTGATTGAGGACTGCACTGCGGTTCTCGCCAAACGTGGCTACTGGCTCCGTCGAAATCCTGTGGGAAAGTTCCGGACGCTCAGTGGAAGCCTTGTGGAATTCGGCCCCGTGGGGATCCCCGATTACACGGCGGTCCACGGGAAGTATCCCGCGTTCTTTGTCGAGTTCAAGCGGCCGGGAAAGACGCTAAGGGATACCCAGTACGACAAGTTTCCCAAGATCCAGTTCGGCTACAAGCTCGCCGCCGTGATGGTCGACTCCAAGGAACAGCTCGTGGATTTTCTGGAGGGACACGAGAGGCGGGCGCGAGCGCCGTAGGTTGAGCGCCCCGGCTGGGTCCGATTCCAACCGGAGCGCATAGCGCCGACAAGGCCCCCTGCAAAGAAGCCCCGGAAAGGAATGCAATGACGACCCCTCTCAACCTCAACTATAAACCACTTCCGCAACACAGTGTAGTGGCGAGATTGTCTCACGGCGCACAGTTGGCGCTCTCGATGCTCTACTGGCACCGCAACCGGGAGACGAAGCAGTGTAATCCGAGACACGATACTCTCGCCAGGGAGATGCGCTGCTCGGTGTCCTCGATCCGGAATTGGATCCGGGAGCTGCGCGAGGCGGGGATCATTTTGGCTACCAAGGGGCGACGTGGTAACCGCTACGAGATCCGGCCCCACGAGGAGTGGCGTACGCCCCTCAAAAAGACCCCTACTCCTACCCCTTGTCCGTCAGGTTCTGGCCAGCCAGAATTTGCTAGGCGTGACGATTTTATCCTTAATGAACGAGAGACATTATTTCTGAACAACAGCGTTAGCGGAGTCGCCGCCAGTTTTCCTGGGGCGAACGGCGGCGGCGGCGCTCCTGCGGAGCCGAAGAAAAACGTACACCCCGGACAGGTGGCTAGCTCGCCCTGTGAGCCATCCGGAAAACCCCCTACCAGAGAGAACCGGGAAGCTGCGGCCGCGCTCGTTCAGGAGCTTCTACCCAACCATCCGCAACCGGGGAATCCCGGAGGCGCGGTGAAACAGATCGAGCGGGTGTTGGCCGAGGGCGCCACCCCGGATCAGATCCGTGCGAGCCACACCCAGTGGCGGAAGATGTGGGCGGTCTACCGGGAGGGGCGGTTTATCCCAATGCTCTGGCGCTGGATCCACGACAACGATTGGCGCTACCCGCCCGAGGAAAAGCAGATCAAGAGCAACACGGACCCGAACCGGGAGCGCGAGGCAGCGGATAAGATCCGGATGGAAGCGGCCAAGGCTGCGGCTGAGGCGCGTCGACCCGAGGACGAGGCGCGAGCGCGGCGGAAAAAGCTCCGGGCGGAAATTGAGGCGAACGAGGATATCGTGAGCGGGCGTTCAATCTGGCCCACCCCCACGCCCGAGTTGATTGAGACAGCTCGCAGGAGGTTAGCGGAGCTTCGCGGGGAGGTTGCTGCATGATCACCGGAATTGAGGAGCTGGTATTCCGTCTCAAGATCCTGGAGCGCTACCCCAAGACCCCGGAGGGAGAGCAGGCACTGGTCGAAGCGATCCAGACCGCCGAGACAAGGCTCCAGGCGAAGCAATTTATCGAGGGCTGGATCCGCAACAACAAGAAGTGCCCGATGCCCTGCGACGTCTACCAGAGTCTCGATTCGCCAGGGAAAATCCACTCCACGCTTCGCAGCCTCCCGAGGATTCCAGACGGGAAAGACATCCCGCCGCCCGAATACCGCTGCAACCTCTGCCAGGACACGGGCTGGTACATCGTCAAGACAGACAAAGAGATCTTCGACATGCCTGGGGAATACTATACAGCCGCGAGACGCTGCGCCCACCCGGACTTCGCCAGAGGCGTTCTTACTGTGTGATTCCTCTCCCCTGTACCCTGGACAGTGGGGCAGATTTACAAATCGACGTGATTTTCACGCGATTACTGGTAGATTTCCAGACACTTTTGTACTCTTGTTGGTGTAAGGTATTTACAACCCAGGAGCCAAGAGAATGGAACGAGACGATATAGAACGCTATGCGCAGTATGGGAGAGCCTCTCTCATACCAGGGATCCAGAAGTCGATCCAGTTTCTCCAGGAGATGCTGGACGATCTCCGGATGCAACTAGCTGCTGCCGAGGGCGAGCAGATCAGTGGGCGGAAGGTGAAAGTGAAACGGAAGGTGATGGATGGTAGGGGAGGCTGGAGCGCAGATCCCGAGGAGAGAAAAGCGGAGATGGCGCGGCGATTGGAAGCGCGGAAGCCAATTAAGAAGAAGCGCGTGCTATCACTCAACCATCCGAATCACCCCGACCATCCCAAGCACGCAGCCTGGGTAAAGAAAACAGTAAAGGCGAGAATAGCGGGCAAGAGAGCGGCGAAACTCGCAAAGGCGGCATAAATGAAGCCTCACAAGATTTATAACTCAATCTCGAAACTTCAACTTCCGATGCTGCGGCTATTCTGCTCGCGCTCAACCTTCACGAGCGTCCTGGAAGCGGCGGAACTCGATCAGCGGGCCTTTGGCTCGCTGTACCACCGGGGCTGGATCGGACACCGCGCCGGGAAAGGATTCCACGCTACGATGGCGGGGCGCAACGCCTACAAGGAGTACATGGAGGGCGAGGCGCGGTACCGGAAGAATGCCGACCTTCCGCTCTCCCACTACTTCGATCCCATCGTGTATCGCCTCAAGCGGGAGGATCACGCGAAGGTTAATATCCATCTGGCCAAAAGCGCATGAGGAAGTTCAACATCTACCGCGACGGTTACGTCCACGTCCAGGCGCGGATGTGCGCGAGCTGTATCTACCGCCCTGGCTCGCCGCTGATGGATGTTGCGATCAAAGCTCAGGCTGTCGCCGGGGATACCAGCGTGGTTTGTCACGCCACGCTGGGTACCCGGAGGAACGCGGTCTGCGCGGGGTTCTTCGCCAACGATAAGACGCCCATCCTCGAACTCGCGGAGCGGATGGGCGCGATCCGGAGGGTGAATGTTGAAGCCTGAAGCGATGAGGGAAAACGCGCCGAGGATTGTGGATGTCTTCAGCCAGATCGCGCGGCCCATCATGCGCCAGTTCATGGATGCCAGCTCCTGTATCGCATCGGCGCGGTGCACCATCGAGGTAATGAAACTCTTCCAGCTCCGGAGCCAGGAGATCCCGGTAGCCTTCGCTCTCCAGGTACCCGCCAGGAAGTACGCGCGGATCAGCGGGTGGACCGAGGAGCAACGCGCGGAGATGCGGAAGACGGCGGCGAGCTACCAGGATCTTCCAATAAAGGGCTGGAACGGCCATCTCCTGGTGCTGGTGGAAAACCGCTGGGTCATCGATCCCTCGATTGATCAGGCGGATGCTCCGGAGTTCGGCGTCTCGATCCCGCCCGAGGTCTTCACCTTTAGCACGCAGGGGAACAAGTGGAATCCGTTCGATCAGTTTGAGATGCAGCTCGGCCTGACACTCGATAACGGCGATCAGGCGAGCCTCATGTACCGGAGGATCGAAAACACGGAGTATCTTGAAACCGAAGCCTGGAACGATGAGGGCTTACCCGCGCTCGCGAAAGCTATCGCGGTCCAGATGGCGATCAAAGAGATGGGCGACAAGGTGCGGTTCGTATGAGTACTGAGATTGTCCTCTACACGGTCTACGGCCCCTCGCGGGAGTTTCCGCGCCACTACGTGGTTCGGCGCTGGCGGCTGGATAAGCTGATCGATGACAAGTACCCGTTCATCATTGCGCCCACGCTGGAGGAGGCGCGAGCGGGGATCCCGCCGGGGCTGGCGCGGATCCCGCGCGAGGAGCTGGACGATCCCGCCGTACTGGAGAGCTGGATATGAGCCTGATCTGGAGCGACACCAGCATCGCGGAGTGTCCCGGCTGCGGGGCTACGGTCATCGTGGGGATCATGGCGCTCACAGCAACTTGCCGTTACGACGGCTACTACTACGTGGACGTGGAAAAGTATCGAGGCTGGTATATGAGCAGGGAGAGCTACCAGAGTGGAGGCCAGCAGTTATGAAAGATCAACGGCTTGTTGCAATGCGTACCGCCAACATGTACCGCACCCACCCCCAGGCGAAGTACGGGTTTACGTGCGCTACCTGCGGGGAGGCGATGTGTCTCTTCCCATCGGGCCAGCGGATCCTCCGGGAGAACCCTGGAATCGAGCTGTGCTGCGAAGTCTGTTTCGATCAAATCCCCGGACCGAAGGAGTACTCCATCCCTGAAGAGGTGTTCCAGGAAACGATAGAGTCTTTCGATTTTACGAAGAGGAAACAATAGTGCCCTTCCTTGAAGCGCAGCACGTCCAGGAACTCCTGGCACTCGCTAGGCTACATCGAGCCTGTGGACGGTGTGGGCAAGTCGCCGCGTACGACTATTGCCGTTCCTGCGATGAGTTTTACTGGATCCACCAGCCGGGGTGCCATATGTACGAGGAGAAGCACGGCGGTCACCGATTGACCATCGTTCCGTTTGTGGAGGTGAGGGGAATATGACAGTCCGAGAACTGCGCGATCAGCTCGTCCAGATGCCGCTCGATGATGAGGTCTACATCCGGATACTCGATAGCGACGAGGAACCCATGTGGACGCTCGTGACCGGGGTGACCGATGATCCGGAAGGGATCATGATCCGGGGCGGCGATCAGGTGACTTTCGATGGATAAGCGCGAGCAAGCCATGCGGCTCGGCTGTTACGCGGGACTCGCGGCGGTCAAGCTGGGCGACAATTCCTACGCGCGGCGGTTCGTGGAGCGCAATCTCAGTGAGGTGACCGCCGAGGAGTATTTCCTGGTTGCCAACGAGATCCAGCAAAGACTGATTGAGGGGGGCCATATCCAGCCCGATGAAGACCCGTACGATGAGGTTCGGAAAGCCTTTGAAAAAGCGCCTAGAATTGGCTGGTAGGAGTACAACAACATGTCCACTGCACCGATTCCGAATTACGGGCTTGCCTCTTTCAAAGCGGAGGGGATTTTCGCCTACGACAGTTTGATCTCAGGCGGCACCATCGTTTCGCGGACAGGTACGCTCGCGAGCGGAGCCGGGTTCTATAAGCGCGGCACCATCGTCCACATCGATCCGGCAACGGGGATCGTCACTCCTGGCGACACCGCGCCCAACGCGATTGTGGCTGAGAACGCGGATGCGACTCTCGTTTCCTCCGTGGTCCTGCTCTATATCAGCGGGAAGTTTAAGGCGGATGCGATCATCTGGCCGGGAACGGGCAACCGCCAAGTGCTGACCGATCAGCTCCGCGACTACGGGATCCTGATCGAAAGCGTGATCACTCCGGGCGGCTACAGCACCCAGGCCGTGGCTTCGGTTACGCTCAACCCCACCAGCCGCAACCACACGCTGAACGCGGGAGGCGCGAGTATCGCCGTCAACCAGAGCGGCCCTGGCGCATGGTTTTACACCAAGGATCCGAACGCTACGTGGCTCACCGTGACCGCGCCCGACACACCGCAGACCGCCAGCGGATCGGTCATGTACACCGTGGCAGCACAGGTGGCCGCTGCTCCCGCGCGTACCGGACACATCTACGTCAACGGCCAGACCTTCACGGTCACGCAGGACGCGGGGGCTTGATGAAAGAGGTCCACCTCAGCTCCGTCGCCCGAAAGATGCCGGGGAATAAGTGTCCAACGTGCGGAAGGACGGCAGAGGGCGGGACTGGGGTGGATCTCAAGGGGCCAGCCGCGCGGATCCCCACTGAGGGCGATTACGCGGTCTGTCTCTACTGTGGAGCGCTCAACCGATATGGCGCGAATCTCGTACTCCGCGCCATTGACCGCACGGAACGGCGGAAGCTCCTCCGCGATCCGCGCCTCAAGGAAACAATGGAAGTCGTGCAGATGATAGCGACTGCGAAGAGGAGGGAATGGCAATGATGATCGGGATTGGCATTCTGTTTCTGGTGGTGCTCTGGATGGCTGCGAGACGGCCTTCAATGATCGAGCGCCAGAATAAACACCACTCCCAGCCCTGGTGGGGCCAGCGGTGACGGCGGTTTACGTGGATCAGGGAATCCCGCGAACCTTTACGGTAGCCGATGGCGTTCCGGTCCCGCTGGCGATTGAGATCAGCGAGCGGCACTGTTGCAGGGTCCAGGTCCTGCACCTGGAGCTTCAGGGGTTGGACGTGGATCGCGGGGTGGCGATCTACGCGGTGGCACGCCGGGAGACTCGATAGTGGCTACCGCAACACTGGGGAAAAAGCAGGGGATCGATAACCAGGAGATCTGGCAGCGCTCCTACCAGGAAGCGAGCGCCCTGGAGATCGCGCCGAGGATCGAGCAGACCGTGGAAGCAATCCGCGCCACCGTGGGACACCGGGATCTGGCCTTTGGCTGGAGCGGAGGGAAAGACTCCATTGTCCTAGAGCGGATCCTCGATCTCGCGGGCTATCGGGCGTGTATCCTCGTGATCACGCAACTGGAGTACCGCGCGTTCCTCCAGTGGGTGACCGACCACATGCCGCCCAGGTTGACCGTGATCCGGACCCGCCACGATCTCGATTGGCTCTCCCGGAACCCGGAGATGCTCTTCCCCAAGACGGCGGATCTCGCCGCGAAGTGGTTTCATCAGGTCCAGCACTGGGGCCAGGAGCAGTTCATCAAACGCGAGGGCTTCGATCTCCTGGCGGTGGGGCGTCGGCGTAAGGACGGCAACTACTGCGGCCGCGACGGGATGTACACCAACGCTCGCGGCGTGACGCGCTACGCTCCGCTGGCGGATTGGACCCACGAGGAGGTGTTCGCCGCGCTCCACTACTTCCAGGCGAGCCTCCCGCCCTGCTACTCGTGGCCGCGCGGCTATCAGGTGGGTACGGGGCCGTGGGCCGCGCGTCAGTTCGCGCGGAACTCAGCCGCGGCGTGGGACGAGGTGTACCAGATCGAGCCGGGGATCGTGGAGGATGCGGCACGGGTTCTGGATGGAGCGAAGGAGTTTCTATGGACAAAGCAACGGTAAATGCGCTGATCTCCGCAGCTACGACAGATATAGCGGCTGCGGTCAGCTCGATGGAAGGCTACGATCTAAACCGCGTCCACCAGCACCTTACCGATGCCCACTCGAATCTCGAATTCGCACTCCAGGGTGTAGAGGAATTGCAGGACGATGAGGAGGACGAGGGGTGAGCTTCAAACATTACGTCCTGCTCGGCCAGACTCCGGTGGAGGAGCCGGATGTACTGAAGTGGGCGGAATGGTTCGGGAATCTGGAAAACCGCGTGGTGTTTCAGACGGAGATTCCAGGAGGGATGGTGTCCACGGTCTTTCTCGGGCTGGATCACCAGTTCGGGAAGGGACCGCCGCTCCTCTTCGAAACGATGCTATTCAGGGATGGAGAAAGTAACGATTGTGAGCGCTGTAGTACGTGGCTGGAAGCCGAAGCCCAGCACGCGAAGATGCTGTTCAAGCTGATCGAGGTAAACCATGTGCGGCCTGATAGCTTTCACGGGTAACGCGGATCCGGCGTACGTCCAGCAGCTCGCGGATCAAGCGCGGCGGCGCGGCCCGGATAGCGTGGGGATCTGTTGGCGGTTTGAGGAGGAGTGGTATCGATTGGCTCGCCGCGCTCCAAGCTGGCCGGAACCCTTCGCGCTGAATCTCCCGCTCGCGACAGCCGGCATTGGACATGCGCGCCTTGCGACCAGTGGCGCCGGGATCGAGGATGCGCAACCGCTGATGATCGAGGATATGGTGTTCGCGCACAACGGGACCGTGTACCGTCACCAGGAGATGGCGGCGGCGTACGGGCTACAGACCACCGGGGGGAACGATAGCGAGGTTCTCGGGCGGCTGTTCCGGCTGTTCGGCTACGACGCGGAGGGGGCACTGGAGGAAGTCCGAGACCATCAGGGAGAAACCCCACACGCCTTTATCGCGGCCGAGGGGAACCGGATGTGGCTGGGGAGTTTCGGCCAACCGCTCTACATCCGGGAGGAATGCTGGGCGCGGTACGCCTGTAGCTGGCGCTTCCCCGGAGGGATCGAGGTACCGAAAGGGGAAGTGCTCCGCTGGGAGCTGTAGGGGGCAACGGGGATCCGGGGGTACCTGAGATACCTCCCAACCCCGCGCGGCTCAAACTGTAACGCTAAAGTAGGGGTAC